TTATAATGTTTGAAAATGCAACATTAAAAAATCATTTTGAAACCTCACCAACTGTACAACTAAGAGCAAACATTGTTGCTGAGTGGAATATGAATATGCCAGATAATATTTTTAAATTAGGAAATTATAGATATCGTCCACAAAGTTCTGACACTAGATATTTAACAATACAATCTACATTTGATAAAAATGATGTTGGTGGTTTTTATACTGGCGCTACAGATTCAGACATTGTTGTTGATGGTGGATATAATGAACAAAATCAACCATTATTATTTACATCAACAAAAGAAAAATATAACTTATATTATTCACTAGAAGATTGTATTAAACCATTTAGACCAAGATCTGGTATTAATAAGATGTTGTTGTTAAATACAAAAATTCCTTATTACTCTGTAGATTTTTTAGAAAATCAAGGTACATTTTTTACACAACGACCTAGATATTATATGCCAACAAGAGATGATCAATTTAAGTATTGGACATCTTATAGAACAGAAAAAAATTCTACAAGTTCTACTGGAACAAGTGAGCGAGGAATTGCTAATAGAATTGTTGGATCACAATTTTATATTGATGATGCAGCACCATTTGTTGCTTATAAAAATAGCGTACCAGCAAACAGACTTATTGTTAAGATGCAAACCAACGTTGGAAATTATCAAATTGCTACTTCTTCAACTCCAACATCTACTGGTACAGATCCATTTTATGGAGAATTAAATAAAACAGTTCCTAAAAATTGGAAAATAGATGTATTGCTTGGAAATCAATGGGTTACTGTACAAACATTTAATTCAACATCAACTAGACCAGATGGAACTGCAATTATTAAAGAAGACGGATATGTAGAGTTGTCCTATGGTTTAAAAATTCCAGATATATTTAAAGATAGATTTATTCATGCAGAAACATATTCATCAACAAGTTTATTGCCAAGTGAATCAATAGACGGCTATGCTTATTTAATTGCAACAAGTTCTACTGACAAAGGAACATATCATGTTTGGAATTCTACAACAGATCAATATGATATATTTGTTCCAGAGTATACCTGGTTTTTAAATGATGGTTCATTAAATCAAAGCAAGCATTTAGTAACTGATTTAACATCTCCAAACTCATTTATAGAAACAGCAACAAATAAAATTAAGTATAGAGAGTTTGAATATATTGACGGTATTAGAATTGTTGTAGATACTATGAATAAACAAGAATCAACATTTGATTTAATTGAGTTTTCTCCAAGACTATTAGTAGATCTTACAGACAATGTAATTGATTATAATGTTAAAAAATCTTTAGGTGATTTAGGATCAAGCGCCTTGCCAATTGGAAGTTTGTTAGTTTCTACTGGTTCAATAAATATATTTGATGATCAACAAGCATTTAATGAAAATAATTCAAATAGTATTATTAAAGACTATCTAAGAAAAAACATTAAGTTTACATTTTATGAAACAATCGTTAATGTTGGTGGAAATGACTATACAGTTCCAATTAAAACATTATATTCAGAGGGATTTCCACAAGCAGATGTAACTGGTGGAACTATATCAATAGAACTTAGAGACTTTTATTTTCATTTTGAATCACTTCCTGCTCCAGAGTTATTTATAACAAATGTTTCGTTAAGTTACGCAATTGCTCTTTTATTAGATTATGTAGGGTTTAGTAATTATATTTATAAAAGAAATACTTCAGAAAAAGAACCAGTAATACCATACTTTTTTGTAGGGCCAGATAGAAACTTGGCAGAAGTATTAAATGATTTGGCCGTATCTACACAAACAGCAATGTTCTTTGATGAATACAATAACTTTATTGTTATGAGCAAAAATTATTTAATGCCATCAGAAACTGGAACTATCTTAGGCGCTGGCATTTCTTCAAGATCAACAAACTATGAATTAATAGGATCTAAAACAGTTGATAAGGTTCCAGAAATTTTAATTAATTCTAACGATGGAGAACTTTATAATACTGTAGCAGAAGAAGAGTTAGATGCTGGACTTTACAATACATCGTCTTGGGACTTAACAATTGGCCAAGGTAGCCCATCTTTAATAGAAAACACTGCAACAATTATTAAAAATAAACTTATTAATAATAAAAAATTACCTAATATTATTTCAATTGCATCACAAGATAAAAGAATTTATAATGATGGAAAAATTACATATAAGTCAAGATATATTGATAAAACATACAGCGCACTTGGACAAGAGTTAAATGTTGAAGAAAGTGATAAAAGATGGGTATATAAGCCAGCATTATTATGGCAAATATCTGAATCTGCAGAACTTAAAAAAGATGGCAAAGGAAGTGGATACGCACTATCAGCACTTACTTTAAATCAAGATATTTCAAATCAACCACCAACAGTTGTTAATCATGAGTTGATAAATAATGTTATGGATTTTGGTGAAAGTATTTATTTACTTGCTAGACATCAAGGATATTTTTATGCAAATGGCGAAGTAATTAAATATGATGCAGTTCAATATAATATAGATGGAATTGGTAATGTTTGGATTAGCAATGATTCAGAATATAAATATTATTTTAATAAACTTCCATATAACGGAAAAATATATCCTACTGGAAATGTAAGAATTTTTGCAGAGCCATATTATGTAACAATTGCTGGTGTTGAAAAAAGACAAAATGGAGATGTTGCAAAACATGGTAGAGCACAATTTGGAACAACAATAACAAACCATCCTTCAGGGTTACAGACTTATTGGACAGATTCAGAAAACCGTAAAGGCTGCGCTATGGCTTCTAAATATTTGTTTGGCGATCAAACATTTGGTGGAACTGTTGCTACTGGTTCAGCAGCAGGTGTTAGATCAATAGTTGCAAAACGCAGTTCAGTAAATGGAGTAATTAAAAAATATTTATCTAAATATAATTTAACAGAATCAAAGGTTGTTAGTATTAATAAAATAGATCCAACTCAGGATAAAGGTGTTGTACAGTCTTCTGCTTTGGTATTAAAAGGGCCAAATTTTGATACGACAGATATTAAACCAATTGATTTTATAACATATGTACACAAACCTTTGGAAGATAGGTTTAAAAATTTTGGAACAAGAGTTAGAATTATCGGATCTCCAGTAGAATCAATTGAAAATGAAGACGGTACTGTTAAACAAAAAATAACACCTCTTAATGGAACAACATACTACCAACTTAATACAGAGTCTCCGACAGCCACAGTGAATGTTTCTGGAAACTCTGGAGGCATTGGGATATTAGTAAATCCAACAACAAATAATGGATATTATTTTGAAATTATTTCTTTAGATGGCGGAACAGACGAAACTCCAAATATTTTATTTTATAAAATTTATTCCAGCGAAGCATCGCCAGGAGCAGATAGTTATGGTACACAAGCAATTCCAGAATTATTATGGAGTGGTAGAGGTGATGTACTTTCTGATAGTGGAAATTTTGTTGGAATATCAAGAAAATTTTATGATAAGGTAGATACAGTTTATGATCTTTCTGTAGAATACGTAGATAATGTTTTAAATGCAAATTCTAGAAGATTCTTTTTATATATAAATAATGTTTTAGTTGCAACGGTTGATGATAGTTCTCCTCTGCCAAAATATAATAACATGGCACTCTTTACAAGAGGAGGATCAAAATGTATGTTTGAAAATATTTATGCATTGACTGAAAATTATTCTGAAAATCAAAATGCTAATATCTCTGGAGAGCCAATAGCAAGCGTTTTTGGAGGAGAAAATATAACAATTAATAATTCAATGAGAAAATATGCTTTAAGTGGTACATTACAACAAACATATCTTTCTGGAATTAGTGCTGCTGAACCAAATAAATTTAAAATGTATTTTGATGAGTTTGGTACAATCATGAGAGAGTGTGCATATTTTAATGTAAGATTTGATAATGCATATCCAGCATTATTTTCTAAAATTATAAAATTGCCAGATAGAACTAAAGACTATGTTATTTCTGGATATACATCTACAGCATATGGAGCAGAGTTTTTAATTTTTAATGCTACTGATTCGTTATTAGATTTAGGAACAACTGATTATAATTTCTTAAATATTAATGGAATTGCTTTTACACAAGATGGTGGAGGACAACTAACTGTAGATGATTATTTTAAGAAACGATCAAGTTTTTCAGACCCAGAGTTAGTTGGAAATACTTTGGTATATTCTCCAACTTTTGAAAAACAACAATACGATAAGATTAGAATAAGCAGAATAACATATGGTAAAAATGAATTTTCTATTGAGAGTGATTATATTCAAAACCAAGATGATGCAGAATTATTAATGGATTGGATTTTGAAAAAATTAATGACACCTAAAAAGGCAGTTGGATTAAATATTTTTGCAACACCAATTATTCAACTAGGAGATTTAGTAACAATTGATTATAAAAACAATGATAACGTTGATATGGTTACATTGCAATCAACTAAATTCTTAGTGTATAACATTGAATACAGCAGAAGCAGCGATGGTCCAAACATGACAATATATTTGAGTGAGGTGTAGCATGTCTTATAATTATGATGAAAGTACAAATAATGTATATACAGCAGCCATATGGGCAGCAAATAGTAACCCAGTAACTTCTGGATATGATTTTGATAATGACGGATATGATGGAAAGCCAGTTGACGTAAAGCCAACAACGCCATCAGACTATGCCCCACCAAATGAAGGTGGCGCAAGAGATTCTGGTTCATCTGGATCTAACTTAGTTGTAAGGTCTCCAGTAAAAATAGCAACACCACAATATGTTAATTTTAATGAGGCTAGTATAAATCCAATTACAACAAATGAAATATTAAACTTATATTTTGAAGAAATAAATGGGCATGCTCTTTTGTTACTAAATAATACTAATTTTGTCAATACTCCAAACATTAATTATCAGCCAATAGTAAATATGTGGGAAATTGTAAAAAGATATGATCCTAGAAAAATTATAGGATTGCAAGATACAGCAGATACATATTTTGGCAATTTTTCAATAAAACTAGAAAATAAAATACCAAAGGTTCCTAGTACAGAAAGTACAAATGGGACAAATGTTTATCTTGCAACAAGTCAAGATTTAATTTTAACCGCAGTGGTTGTTGGATACAACAGGTCTGCAAGACTAGTAATTGAAACGGTAAATATGGAAAATGATGAAAGAGTGGAAATAGAAATACTTTCAGATGGTACAATAGATACAGATTTAATTGAGGAGTATGGTTCATGATAACTGATAATGGTAAAGAGATAGTAGCAAAATATATGCTAGGAACGGCTCCAGCATATGCCTCATATATGGCTTTTGGCTCAGCAGCAAGGCCTTTAGGAACCTCAGACGCTCATGATTTTGTTGCATATTCAGAAAAAGAAGAACTTGGGTTTGAAATGTTTAGGGTTCCAATATCTTCAAAAGGATATGTTTTTGAAGATAATACCAATAAGTTAGTTTTTACTGCAGAACTTCCAAGCCAAGAAAGATATGAAATTACAGAGATAGGAATATATTCAGCAGGCTCAAATCCTTCTGCCTCTGGATTTGATAGCAGAAATCTCATTGTTTTTTCACAAGAAGAAAATTGGCAGTATGTTGTAACAACACCAACAACAATTCCAACAATATCAACGCCATTAGATTCTGGCGATGATAACGTTATTGATGTAGCAGATGATGTATTTCAAGCAAATGCTGATAATAGAATTTTTTATAAGAACAACAGATCTCAATATCATGAAAGATGTAGATTTTTTAACAATATGATGATGATTGTTGGAGACTATTCAAGTATCATTAGTGCAACATCATCTACAGATCTTTCTTCTACACCACATATACTAAAGACAGGTATTGGAATTAATTTGTCACAAAACTCTTTGTCTGATAAAATAAAAATTGCATTTTCTTTAGTAAATAAAACTGCAAATACAACATTAAGCGCAGAATATACTGAGCCAGACAGTGTAAAAATTATTATTGATTTTATCAATACATCTACTAAAAAAGCAAGATTAATTTGCAATGTTTTAAAAGATGGAGATGGAATTGATTTTAAATCAAATAGATATTATGTAGTTGATAAAACAATAGGTGATGCAGTACAAGATGCAGATTTTTCATGGGCAGATGTTACATCAATAAAAATATGGTCTTGTGTAGTTGATGATAGTGCTCTTTCTTCAGACTATTATGTTGCTTTAGATGCAATACGTTTTGACAATGTAACAACACAAAATCCATTATATGGCTTAGTTGCTTATACAACTGTTAAAAATTCATCTGAGCAGCCAATTCTTAAAAGTCCAAATACAAATAATTATATTGAGTTTAGAATGGCTTTTGGAGTTGAGTAATGGCTGATAGCAATATTGTAAAATCAAAAGTTAGACCTTTACCAGAATTTAGTGGGTCTACTGGAAAATATAGACTAAGATATAGAATTATTTCAGAAGATAGAAATAGAACATCTCATTGGTCACAAATTCATGAAGTTGCAGTTCCTGCAGTTACATCATTAACTACAGATAAGTATAAACTAATTGTTGAAGAAACAAGTACTGCTGGATTATTTTTAGTAAATTTAATTTGGGAAGGAAATAATACATATTTATTTAGTTACTATGATGTTTATATAGCATATGACTCTGCAGTAGTACCACCACTATTGCCATCAAATTCAGAATATTCTTATTTAACAAGGGTTACTAATAGATCATTTTCTACATATATTAACACTGAAGATTATGATAGTTTTAGCCTAATGATACACTCCCCAACATATGATAAGATTATAAATGGTAGTCAAATTTTATTAAAAACACCCAGAGAATCGCTACCCGTTTCTTAAGTATTTATGATATAATTAAAATACTATGCCAATCATACCAACTCCACAAAAAGGTCAGCCACTTGATGTAGCCTACATATCTAGTATTGTCAATGAAGT